ATTGCGTTATATGCCAAGAACATAATGTCCCAGACACCGCCTAATTCGCCAATCGTCTTGCCAGTTGCCTTCTCCCATTTGGCATACTCAGGCGGTTGGGCCACATAAGTAACTTGCTCGCCTGAGTTATATGTAATTGTAATTTGCGATTTCATAGCTCCCGATGCTCCGATCTCTTAGCTGAAGGTTTCTGTTGGTGTTCCAATGACTGTCATCGTCCAAGTGTCGGTAAGTGCTCCTGGAGCAGCTCCACCAGCAGTTGGGAAAATTGGCAATACATTAAAAGCAAATACCGCGCCAGTAACGGCGGTAAATGAAACTGCAAGTGTGGTGTTAGCTGCTGACTCAGCATCAGCCCACATTGCTTCGAATAGTGAGCTTGCAGCTCCCCAATCCTGTAGCAGTTCAATTGTAAAGGTCCATTGCTTATCAACGGACTTATAAGCGCGACCATCAAGAGTTTGATAGGTCTCGATGATTGTCTCGCAGCTTAGGACTGCGCTTGTTGCTTGGGCATCGTAGTTAGCGCTATCAAGTGTGAAGGTAACATCGCGCCCAGTTATTACTGTGGTTGCCATTTGGGTCTCCTATGCGGTTTGCTCGTAGCGGACGCTCAAGCGAATATCTGAAACTAGCAGGGTGGTAGTTCCAACTTCAGTTACTGAAGGTCTTTCGACTATCGATAACTCATACTTGGAAGCGTTTAGCGCTCCAAGAATACTAATAATTAATTGCTCTAAATTGTCTAAAGCAGCGGCGTTGCTGAAATACGCAACGCAAGCAGTTATGGTGTAATTTAATTTAACGCGAGTAGTTGATTTGCCTAAGACTTCAAGCTCCATATAGGGCGAGTCTGGTACAACTACGATTGCTGGAACGATAGGCGCTTCTGGAACTGAGTCATAAATATTAGCGGTGCATCCTGCTAAAGCAGTCTTAATTGCGCCTCTAACATCTGTGGCAATTGTGGATGCTGGCATTAGCCGACCATTGTTTCAACATCAAGATATGGGCCAAGTAAGCCAGTTACTTTGGCAAGTAAATTCTTAGATAGTCGGTAAGGTGTAACTGCAAAATCTACGCCCTCGATTGATCCACCAGCGGCGGTTCTGGCTTGGAAGATTTCAACGGAGATAGCCAGAATAGCAGCTTCAGCATTGGCATTTCCGACATAGGTTGATAGTCCAGAGAGCGCAGCATTTCCTGCTGGGATAACATTCTTTTCCAATATGTCTGCATTGGTGATTGCGACTGTAAATACATAATCTGAAATTTCGTCATCGGTTACTGTGTGAGTGCCATTAAAAGGAGCTCCGCAGCCAGTAATAATTACGGATTGGCCTTCTGTAAATTCTTGAATTGTTGCAGTTTCAAAGTAAGCAATATTATTGGTCAGCTTTACTTTGTTAATTTTGCTTTGGAAAGTAACTAGCATTGGGAGAACTAGATTCTCCGAGGCATCTACTATGTCGCCAAGATAAGCGTCTGAATATAGGGATGACGAAACGCCAAGAATTGTCCTAAGCTCGGTGGCCGTAACTATCGTAGGCATTTCGTCATCCTTTCAAGCAGTTAGGTGAGGGGCCAGCTCGGGAGCGGACTGGCCCTCACTTTTTTTAATTAACTACGCAACCATCCAACGATAAGCGCCAGCGCCTACCTTTGTTGCTAGTGCGCCATAACCATAGTAAGCAACCTTGATTTGACCAGTTGCTACCTGAGCAGTCTCCAAGCGGAAACGGCTTGACTCATACCAAGTATAAGCCTCTGGATTGATGATGATGATTGTGTTATCGCCAACACCTGAAGCAGTTGTAAGATTGCGATCTACGCGGAAGTTCAAACCAAGTAGATTGCCAACTGCTGAACCTGCACCGAGATTTCCACCCTGATTCATATTGCCAATCAAGTTCTGATAAATCGGACGGCCAGCATCAGCTAGATTCTGAATTGCGCCCCATTGCTGAGGAGATGCAATGATATTTTGTGCGAATCCGAGAGTGTTCGAATAGATTGAAACTCCAGCATCGGATACGAAATCAAGAAGTCCAGCTGCGTCAAGAGTGCGGTTTCCGCCATCTGTTCCACCAGCAATTAAGCCAGTTACTACTGCGACATCTGTTGCCTTTGCATAGGCATATTCCATTTGACGAACTAGCTCATCAAAGAAGGCTGGTGAAGAGCGGTCTAGAAGCTCTACTGAGAACTCTTGTCCGCCTGCATACTTCTTAACGGAAACTGAAAGGAACTCAGAGGTCATTCCTGTCTCATCAATTGTTGCTTCTTCAGCTTCTTCTCCAACTGTTGGAACTGCAGTTAGCTTAGGAATCTCAAAGCTCATTCCAGCATCTGGAAGAACGCCGCGAGATACTGAATCAACTGCTGGACGATCAGCATTTGCTAGAGGGTTGATTACCTCTGTTAGCTGACGGGTTGGAATTAAACCAGCATTATTGCTTGTGGTGTCGTCTGCTGCGCGAACATAAGCGCGAGCATCGTCATTTCCTAGAGCAGCGCGAACGCTCATCTCTAGATATTTTGCCTTGGTAAATTCAAGGCGAGGGCTTGTGTAGAAAGCAGGCTTTGGAGCTGCTGCTTCTACTTTGGCTGCTTCTACCGCTTCTTCAACGGCAGGAGCAGGAGCGGTAGTGTCGGACACTTGGTCTCCTTCGGTTGGGTTCTCTGAATCAGCGGTTGCCAAATCAGAATCTTCTTTTGGTGCTTCATTCTCGGATGCTGCTACTTCGCTTACGCGAGCAGAATCAATTGCAGGATCAGTAACTAGAGAAACTTCATCAAGGGTTGCTGAGGTAATTTGCATTACGCCTTTGTTATTTGTCCATTCATTTATTTGAGCGCCAACGCTAAATCCATCGCGTAGCCCTTCAGTTGCTTCAACTAGGGCATCTTCTCCAGCCATAGTATTAGCAATCTTAAAAGTCGCCTCAATTCCATTTGCAGTTACATTATGAGAAACCATTTTGCCAATTGGGCGAGTGCGGTCGTGCTCCAGAAGAAGCTTCACTGGCTTAATCTCAATGCTATCTGCTGCGAATACTGTTGGGCCTACTGAAGTATTGCCTTGCTCATTCCAAGTAACAATAGTTCCAGTAATCGTTCTCTTTATTGTGTCGGCAGCGGTAACTGCCATTGGCATATTAACCTTCATTTGGTATTAAGTCCTCTTCTCGCTGAATCTGCTCAACGCTCATCGCGCCAATGCGGTTTAGGATTTCATAAACTTGCGCTCTCTCTAGCGCATTACCGCGTAGGAAATCGTCAAGTGCAAAGCGCACCATTACTGGATTCGGAACGAAGTCTGGTAATGATAAGCGTTCCTCAATTGCCTTAAGAATTGGGCGAAGTGAGAAATCAACTAATGAGCGCCGCTCGGACACCGCGTTTGAATAAGTCATAGAAGTCGCTTCGGCGCTCAAGAAGTAAGCGGGAATGCCGCAAGCTCTAGCCAATTCCAGCGCTACATATTGACGGCCTTCTGCAAGTTGCAATGATTTAGGATCAAAGCCAAATTGCTCAAGATTTACATCAGCATTTAGAAATGCAGTAGAGCGAGATTGGCGAGCAGTTTTCCAAGCGCTAAGAAGTGCTGAAATTCTTTCGGCAGTTAGGTTAGTTCCATTTGATTTGAGAACCATAGTTGGAGCAGGCTCTTTAGCATAATTAACTGCTGCGTTCTCAAGATATACGGCAGCTGCAATTGTCTTGCCAGCTCTATGAAGCAATCCCTCATCTGGACCATCAAATCTAATGATTGAGCCAACTCCTTGAAGTGGAACTGACTTGCCATCAACTTTATATCCAGTAATTTCAGTATTTAAGAAATCTGTATCAACTGTAACGCGGTCTGGGCTGACGCGAGTCCAAGCTCTTACTCGACCGCCATCGGTGGATGAATACATTTCTAAAACTTGACCATAACCAGCACCATAGAGCCAAATATCTTCAGCAAGCCAATTGTAAATTACGAATCCTGCAACCCTTGGATCTGGCTGATTAATAACGCGATGCGGATCTACATACTGTCCAGTTATGCGATTGAAAGTTGTGAGAGGTAATGAGCCAATAGTTCCGCAGATGATATTGCGAGCTCTAGCAACGGATGGAACGCTCATTGCTAATTGGCGAGTGGTATTGGTTGCACCGCCGAGAATATTATAAACTGAATCGCTAATCTGGACGGGAGTTAGCGCGGCTGCAACATCTGAAACCTTAGTAGGCTTAGCCGTCTGAACCTGTGGAAATAGGAAATCTCTTATAGCACCCATTGCTTACATTGTAAGCGAGCAGACTTACACTATTTGAATATCTACTCCGCTTTCAGCCATCGTTGCGTAGTGTGTCGCTAAAGCTGAAGCAATTGCTCCGCAAATAGTCGTATTACTTACTTTGCGACCCATTACCCAGCCGCCGTCTCCAAAGGGTAACTTGACGGCGGATAGGCATTGCTTGGTCAGCTCTTCCTGTCCCGAGTGAGCTAACCGCTGAGATGAAATTGCTCCCAGTAATTCATCGCAGCTTTGGGCATAATCAAGGCCGTCTATCGGCTCGACTCTTATTCCAGCAGGAGCTAACCTAGCGGCTACCGCTGACGCCGTTCTAGCTGAATAAGCAACTAGCTGGACTGGGTATTTTCTAACCCATTCGGCTACATCATTGGCCATTGCTTTATCATCAAGATTGGCAGGGTTATGCCAAGTCTGGAGCAATATCACTTGGAACTTATCGCCCTCAAGTCTCTGGCTTGCAACTAGCGCGCCTTCTTTTCTGCTAGGGCTTAGATCAATAGCGAGCCAAGTATCAGCTTCAGGGTCAAGTCGCAAGCCCTCAACTTTGCAGCTTTCCCATTGAGACGGATTGATAACTGGGTTAATCGTATCGACCCATTGGCATAAGACTTCTGTGCGCACAATGTCCTCGGGGTCTGATAAGACTGCTCGGATATTATCTGGATGAACTGTTATGCCAAGTGATGGATTGGCTTGGCAGACACCTAGCCAGAAGGTTGGCGAGTTATCAAATTTAATACCGGTCGGAGCTGACCATTCGAACCATCCAATATCATCGTTGCCACCGAAGATAGCAGCCATTGCTCTTTCCCTAAGTTTATTTAGAACGATACTGTGTTGATCTCCAGCATTTGAATAAACCCATATTTGAGGATTGGCTGAAGCCATTTGCGTATATCGCAAGGCAGACCAGACATCTTCATCTTTATATTCTCTAGCTTCGTCTAGGTGTATCGTTTCAGGCGCAGCAATGCCTCGACCAGCTGAGTTATTGGCTCGGACGATATATCGGCGGCCTTCAGTAAATTGAAGCTCCTGAAAACCCTTACTTTCCAGTTTCTTAGTGAATTCAGCAGCTAGCCTAGGATTCTGTTCAATAATTCCATAGATTTTATAAAAGAGTTCTGCTGAAGTAGTTAGCTTATGGGCCGTATGAACTTGCAACTTCTCCTTCAATACATATATTCTGAATAGGATTTGGAGCGCCATAAAGGTCGATTTGCCTTGCTGACGAGCGCATAGCAAGGTAACTACTGGGTGAGCCCATCGGCCATCAGGTTTATATTTTAAGGTGTGATGGGCAAGCCATTGCTGCCAAGGCATCAGTTCAAAGCCGATTTCCTCGCAGAATTTAATCATTTGCTCGCCATAAGAGGGTAAATCATTGAGTTTTGTGTGAATACGCGGTTCTGGCACACCTCGGTAAGCCGATTCGTCCCTGACTCGGACAATCTCACCCAATTCAGCCAGAGCAAGCTCTTTCATTCTTGGTAATGCCTAGCCGAGCCATTTTCAGGGAAAATCTTCCCAAT